CACCTCGGTCCTCGCCGCCTCACCTTTAGCCAGGAGCCGGTCAACACGACTGACAGCATCCTGCTGTTCAGGGGTCATGGAATCCAGGGGGGCCTCGGGGATGAAGTCAGCAGGTTTCCCCTGCCCCGCAGCCTCCGGGATGAAATCAGCAATTTTCCCCTGTGGAACGGAAGGGATCCCTAAGGCTTTGGTTTCAGCCTCAGGGATGAAATCAGGGATATTCGGCTTGCCCACGGAAAGAGCCCGGGGTTCTTCCGGGAAAAGCGGATTTAATGCCATCTCGACCTCTAATATGCTGCTGATTTAAGCCGATCTTCCGTGTCCTTTGAAAGAGCAGCGAGGTTATTCCTTTCAGCCGTCTTGCGCTGGAACTGGTCGGTCATTTTGCCCAATTGGTCTGGCCTGAGAAGTGAAGTAGGAGAGAGCGGCGCTGGCCCCACTGAGAGCGGCGCTGGTCCCGCTTCCGCATTCCGTTGAAGCGACTGCATATCAATCCCTCTGCCCATCAGGTTAGGGTTAGAGGGCTGGGCAGGTGGCTGGCCAGGTGTTGCGCCAGGTTGCCCCCCGGGGATGGCTGTTGGTTTGACCCACTGCAAAATGGTGTCCCGCCGCTTTTTCTCCGCTTCGGGGTCGGCCTGTGGGGTAGCCATCCATGCCTTTTGTCCCGGCGTCAAGGTGAACCCCGCGTTCGTCAGATTCGTCACGGCCGTGGCAATGCCTTGATCGTTGATATGCTTCGTTTCGTCTATGTGGCGCAGGGCTTTTCCCTCAAAAGCCTGGAAAGCCTTGTCGGGGTCCGATTCGCCCATAGCTTTAAACCCCAGGACCAGTTGCCCCAGGCCAGGGATCACGGGTTGTAACCCTTCCGGACCCTCTTTGTAGAACCGCGGGTCACTCTGGATCCGGTTCATGAAGGCTTCGGAGTTTTTCTTGCGGGTCATCAGGTCGCCGGCCATGCTCGCCTCCTGACTTTTCCCTTGGGCCGCTATCTCTTCCAGTCTCCCTGCTTGCTGCATAGCCAGCTTAGCCCCGCCCTCCGGCACGAAATCAGCTCCGTTGTCCCTCCGGAAAGCCTGCGCAGCCTGCCCGGGGGAAGCAAATTCCTCGCCTGACTGTGGCCCCTGGTAAGTGGAGGTCATGCGCCGGATCACCTGGATCGGCTTAGCAAAGTCTTGCTGTCCCTGGTCCACCCGGGCCTCGGACTGAGCAACCTCTTCCGGCCGCAAGGGGGCCTGGCCACCATAGGAGGATGGGTCCCCCAATCGAGCGCCAGACAAATTCGCCTGGGTCAAGTGAGCCTCTGCTGCCTTTGCGCCCCCAGTGTTTCGGAACCCGAAAGAGCGAGTCTCCGGACCTTCTGGAATCGGGGCATTAGCCGCAGCAGTATCCCGCAAGGCTTGGGCTGCGGTCGCCTTTTCCTGGGTCCGCTCATCCGATTTCCGTTGAAAATATGCGTACCGATCTTCAGGCATGTTATCCTCCCGCCTGGGTTTCCAGGCCGTAAAAGGTAATCGGGACAATCATCCAATTCTCCCCGAACGCCTTCATATCATCGTCCTTCCAGAGTTGAGATTGCTTGGTCGTGGCCACGTCTTTCAAAATCGTCACCCGGTCACCAACCTTGTACTCGGCAAAGTCTGAGGGGGTCGCCGTCACCTCGTCTTTTCGCCACTGCACCTTGTAGGTGGGGTAAGGCACTTCGTCAGTCGGCTCAATGACCTCCGTTACCCTTCCCCCTGAGTAGTACACCGTGTCCATCCAATTTCCAGCGTAGACGAATGGGTTCGATTTCTGGTGGCCCCAATATTTGCCTGGCCATATCCGAACTCCCAGACCCAGAAACTCTCCCGGGACCGGGAACACGACATTCTCGCCTTCTCGAAGCTGCACCCGAAACCACCACTTCGGGGATGTGGGCTTGGGTTCGCCTGAAAGGTTTTTCGCCAAAAACTTGGCAACGTCTTTGGTGGGGATAGCAGTCAGGTTCAAGAGTATCTTGCTTTTTTCGGGCCACTTAAATAATCCACCCGATGGTATCGCGGGAAATATTTTGGTCCCCTCATCAACGCTCACCTTGCTTTCTTCCCCCTCCTTGGCCTTAGATGAAAACTCCCCGATGGCTACCAACATTTCGACGCAATCAAGGGGAAAGCCTCCCAAAAAGTCCAAGAAACCATAGGGGGTGCCATTTACCGCCTCTGGAAATTGAAAGCCTCCCTCATACTTAGGAAACTCGAACCGGGCCAAGAAGAGCCGGTCCTTCTCGTCAGTATCTTGAAATGGGTAGATTTTCAGATCTTCGCCCATCCCCTTCAAGACTTCTTCGGCCCCTTCCGCAAGGTCGTCCATACCCGGCTCACGATCCAAAACCGACCAACAGGCTTCCAGGGTGCTCAGTCGAGCTAAGAATCTTAGGTCAGAACCCATAGTTACCCGCTAATGTACTCAGTTTCGTGGGTCAGCTTCATTTCATCGCTGGTGCTCATCTTGTAAGTCCCTATGTGGGCGGCGTTGATTACTGCTTGGGCTGCGGTCTGGCCACTATCCCTACCTGCACTCTGGGCCGCCCTTGCATCCGCCAGGGTATTTCTGGCCACCACCAAAGCCTGTCTTAACCCTGCTTCTGTCCCAAGTTCACCAGCCGACGCCCCCGCTTCATAGTTCGCAAGGGCCACGGACACGGCCGCTTCAGCCGCCCGGAGATTCGCTTCCGCCGCTTTAGCGGCCTGGTAAGCGGCGATTTCGCCCAATATAGCGGCTTCGGCTTGAGCCTTAATATCCTCGACGAGAGCGCGAGCTCCGTAAAGGACTACGGCATCGGCCAGCCTGCTATTGATGACGGCATACCCGGCCTGAATCTCTGCCTTCTCCGCTCCGAGTCTCACTTCCGTTAGCTGCTTGGTAACGATTTCGGCAAAGATCATGGCGACATCGGCCTGCAACGTGGCCTTCTCAGCTTCGGCCATGGCTACCTGAACCTGGGTTTCTACGACTTCCACCGCCGCCTTTCCTGCTTCGACGCCGGCCATGGCCACCCTCACATGAGCCTTGGCAACCTCCACCTGGGCCTTGGCAATATCGGCTGCCACTTGAGCCGCCTCTATGGCTTCGATTTGAATTTGGACCGCAACTTTCGTCTGCCGAACACCTTCTTTCTCAACGTCCACGGCTGCCTTGGCTGCGTCTGCTGCCAACGCATCCTGTTCCACTAAACCGGCAAATTCTCTGGCGGCCATAAGAAGGCTTTTAACCTGAGCGTCATAAATCTTGGCCGACAAGGCATATTCATCTGCTGCCCGTTCAATGGCAATCTTAGCTCTACCAGCCGCGGCCTTTGCAGCTGCTACGGCAGCGTCTTGGTCAATCTCAGCCTGACTCAATTCAATAGTCCGGTCTCGTTGTTTTTCCTTGATACCCCAGGCCTCACCACTGATGGCCATGTAGTTTTCAATGCCGGGGCTGGCCAGAGCATCCAACTCAGCCTCTATGTCCGCCAAGGGAGCCATGATGCCCCCAAAATCCAAGGTGAGCCAGGTAAAGGTGTTCCTCTGGCGAGTGCGGGCATCCAAAGATTGCTTTTCCATGGTTTCCCCTTAAAAAGCGCCTTCCACAATCTTGCGGGAGATAAGGTGCGTCTGCCAGGATTTGCTGATCCTTTCAGCACTCGCAGCCACTTTGGACGCCTCATTCGCGGCCCGGCTGGTCAAATTCGACAAAATGGATGCAAGCTCACTGCTTAAAACAGAGGCTTCATGCGACGCAGTCGCCACGCCATTGTTTACTTCTATGGTGGCATGCCCTAAACGGTCCGCCATCCTGGTGTCAATTTGCACCGTTCCGGCAGCACTCCTTGAAGCGTTTATGCTGGCTTGGGCGGCGTTAGAAAACTCTGCTATCGCTGACTGAGACCGTGCCCGGGCAATCTCCGTAGCTGCATTTGCTCGGGCCAACGCTTGCCGGGAAACCTCGACCACCATTTCGGCCATACGGACGCCGTGGTCCACTTCTCCCGTAGCAACCTTTAGAGCGGCGCGATCATATCCCAGGTTTTCAAGGGCAATCTTCGCCGGAACTTCGGCGGTAATTGCGCCGGCCAGGGCTTCCTTGGCACTGGCTTTTGCGGCATAGAGGCCGATCATCCCCGTTTTTACCGCAGCCAACTCCCGCTTCGCTGCCAGGACTTGTTCTTCGGCCGCTGCCCGGGCCCTTTCTGCAGCCAGCACCAGTTCTTCAGCCGCCAAAACCTGGTAGATGGATTCGATGATTTCCAGCTTCTTTGTGGCCGTTTCAAGCTGGGCGTTAGCCAGGGCCACTTCTGATTCCAGGGTCGTCCTCTCGGCATTAGCCAGGGCAACCTTGTAACCGATGACCTGGCGTTCCGCCTCTGCCCGGCCCTGGATAATTGCCGCCTGCCTGGATTCAACTTCGGAGGTCAGTCGGACCACGTCCGCCAAGCCCCGATCCCGCAGGGCAGCGTTCTGGGCCTGCTCTATTTCGAGAGCATTTAGGAGTTCCGCCCGGTAAAGCTCCATGGCCAACTTTGCAACTTGGACGATAGCCTTCATGGTAAACTCTTCTTGCTGGAAGAGGTCCGCCCGGCGCTCATCGTAGATTTTGCCATTGACCTCAGTAAGTTTGGCCTTAGCCTCCTGGATAGCTGATAAAATGGTGGCCAGCGTTGTCCCAGGAGGGGCCGGAAACCCCCGGCTGGCAGCGTCGGCCAGAGCCTTGTCTACACCGGTGCGAAGATCCCCGATTATTTTTTGATTCGCCTGTGCCCACTTAGCACTCTCGGTAAAGTTAAAGCTCATGGGAGTTACCTCTTTGCCAACACTAAAGGAATGATCTCCAGGTGGTTAAGGCTCTTGAAATCGACGATCTCTACCGTGAGTTCTCGCCCCTGCACCGCCCGAGAAATGTCGGCCCTCCCGGCCCTTACTGGAAATTGGCCTGATTTCCCGTTGCCATCGCTTACCCGCACCTGGGCCAGGTCGCAATCCCCGCCGCACCTGATGAGGCGCAATCGCTTCTCCCGGTCAGTGCCGAAGTTGGTCGGGCCAATCTTGGCGCCAGTGTGGATCTGGATCCCGGCGTCATCGTCACCCTCCAGGAGAAAAATACCGTCTTGGGTGGCCCCGTAATATTTACCGCCATATTTTGCATAACTGTTGAACTTGAAATTGCTGTAGACCGAAACCTCGCTCCGGGCTCCGGTGAGCACCAATGTCTCGAACACCCCCTCATCCGGAACACCAGGGCTCTCCAGGACGTAACCGCCCTGAGCTGCCATAGCGGTTTTTTGCGGAAAGATGAAGCCCACTCTCGCCCGGCTGGTGATTTCAAGGCAAGGCCCGGTTGTGTCCGCCGCATAAGCATAAACCGGCCCCCGGACGGTAGAACATGGACCGTGCAGCTCGTAGCAGCCAGCCGCAACGTATTCGTCTACCCGCAAACTGGGCATAATAACGCCGAGCGCTGACCTGCCGCTCAGCGAGTAGCATCCTGCCGCCATAAAGGCATCGACCTGGGCCAGAACGCTTTCCAGTGAACACGGCCCAAAAAGAGCAAGTGAGCCTCCAGCTTCATACTGGGTGACCAATGGGTATGAGGACGTTGAAGTCATCCGGCAGGTGCCAGAAAGTTCAAATTGGCCTGCTGCCCGGAAGTCTGTCCTGGGGGGGGCTCCCAGGACTCCCGATCCAACAAGGATAAAGGCGCCACTGGACGCATATTCACTTATGGGCGGAACAGTTTCGCCAAGCACCCCCGCCCCTGTTATCTGAAAACACCCATTGGCAGCGTATGCGTCCGATACTGCGGGTGCATACGGTTCTATCGACACTGCTGCCGGATTGATATTAAGCGGAAATATAGGAATCATGTAAAGAGGCGCGTCGCCATCTAAAAAGGACAGATCGACAATGCCATAACCGCTTTTTTCATCGACACCCGGAATAGGCATGCCGTAATAGCCAGGAGCTTGTAGCGCAGTTTCACATAGGCCAGTGTACTCTCTGTACTTACAGAATCCCTCCCCTTCTGTTGAGAGGTTTACATCAATAGAGAAAGCTCGGGCAGGAGACTGAAATAGTAGATCGGTATCAAATTCAAGCCAAGCATCCACTTCGTCTGTGCTGGCTTCATCTTCTGGAAGGTCGGTAGGTGTGTTGCAATATAGTAATATTTGAGCTTGATAGTTTCCCCACGTTTCAGTGTAAACGTCGCCAAAGCAGATAAAGCCTACTTCTACGACCATAATGTCGCCATCTTCACAAACAACTTCATTTAACGCAGAGGAAGGAGGAAAACTGCGGTTGGTCAGTGGTAAATATTTTCCGGCAACCTCGTCCCACTCTGCCTCAGGAAACTCGGAAACAAGGCTCTCTGGGAAATGAGCCAGCAAGACGCCTCGTTCAACCGAGAAGTCGCCGCTAAAAACCCGAATTACTATGGCCCGGGATATGTCGGCAAGAGCGCCATCGAAATTCCACCACCCTTCTCTGTTTTCAAGGATTTCTTGACATAGGGCTTGCCCCTTCACGGAACCGCTGATTGTTTGGGCAGCCAGTGGCGCAGAATAAAATTGACCACAAAACCTTTTGAATGGGGGCACTTCCTCGCCGGGAGGCCACCATGACGGTGCGGTATTTGGTCCAATATTTCCCGAAACATATTGGACTTGACTCTCCACCTCCGGGAACGGATCGGGTCCAAAGGGAATTTTTACCGGAGTTATTCTGCCATAAGGGATATACCAGCTATCAGTCCCGGGGCCATACCCCTCATCGTAAATCATCCATTCGGATGAAATAGGCGCCGGCCCAGTAAAGTTGAGGTCTGGCGGGTATTGGCAAGAATAATAAAAACGAGTAGCCATTTGGCCCCCTTAGCTAAACAGCATCTTCGGTAAAACTGTGATTCCTGCCCCATCCACCACAGGGATTGCTTCTTCCAAATGGTCAATGGCCAGAAGTTTCCCGGTGGTCCCTGTTAAGGTGGTGCAGACGAAACACCCCCAAATGTCCCCCCAATTCGTCCCAGAATTATCGAATCGTTGGGAGGCATAGGTGGCCAGCCCGCCGATGATAGTCCATAGTCCACGAGTTAATGGTGTGCGGGCGTAGCCGCTCCCGGACGGTTCTGTGAGGGCAGATAAGCCGTCAGCCAACGCCGGTTCGGTGCTGTTTTTGTAGATGCCAAGATACAGGGTGCCGTCAACCGCTTGAGCCCCAAGCAGAATATTGGCAGTTCGATTCGATCCCTCATCCATAAACTTTGCCATGGCACCACCTTTGAGCTGAGGTCAATCCTGCACAGGAGGTTATGCTGAGGCAGCCCTCAGTCGGGCTACGGCCTTAACCTCTCCGGCTGCTCCAACATTATAAGGAGCGTCCAGGAACTTCTCTGAGGCAATCAACTTGCCTGCGGTACCAGAGGCACAGTCGCAGACAAACCAGCCATAGACGAGCCCCCAGGCTGCCCCTGACGCTACGAAATTGACCTCAGCCGCCGTCACCAGGTTGGCCAGAAGGGTCCAATCTTCGGCGGGTACGTTAATGCGCTCATATTCGGCCTCTGCCGGCTCGGTTAAATCAGCCAAGGTCAAGGCGCCAATGGGGTCATCAGTGGGAGTCATAAAAAGCCCCACGTAAAGGTCAGGCAGAGCCGCACCCTTCACAAACACGTCCAGCAAAAGGTTGCAGCCTTCATCGTTCCATATTCCTGGCATGGCGCCCTCCTTTAAATATCTCTGGCGTTGTCCTTCAAATGCTGAATAATTTCATCGACACTGGCCACTGGATACCAACATTTGATTAAAGCGGCTGCGCCAGCCACCAGGGGGCAAGCCGCCGAAGTTCCACTGGCACAAAGATATAATCCGGGGATGATATCTGACGGACTGCCGGGACCACCAGACCCGGGGATTATGAGCTCTGGGAAATATTGGTAAAAATAATTCGCCCCAAACTCAGTTAGGGGGCCGGAAATGTCCACCCCGGGACCTGCAAGATCAACCGCGGCCCCGCGGCTTGAAAAAGCGGCAACATTCTCATAGTAATCTGCCGCAGCCACGGCGACACATGCACTCAGAGCACCAGGGAAAGTTACTGTATTCTCGCCAGGACCATCGTTGCCTGCCGCCGCCACGATAAGGATTCCGGCATTCCGCGCAGCGTTACAGGCCGCCTGCAAGGTCACATCATTTTCGGCCCCCCCCAGACTCATGCTGATTATGTCCATTCCATTGGTCCTGGCCCAATCTACTGCCGCAGCTACATCTGCCCAATCCCCTTCTCCGAAAATATTCAGAGCCTTGCAATGGTACAGATCAACGCCCGGGGCGATCCCCTTATATCTGCCCGCAATTCCAGAATGCTGCTCGGCTATGATTCCAGAGGTCCAGGTGCCATGGCCGTTCGGATCGTCATTCGCAAAACCCATACCCATATCATTGTTTGGGCCACGATTAATCCACGCACCTTCTGGGGTGTACGCTTCTTCAACAAAATCCCTACCGCCCTTGTAAACCGATACCCCAGCTTTCCAGAAAGCCGGGTGAGATTTTTCGCCTTCCCCTTCGCCAAATCTTGTCGTAAATGACGGTTCAACTTCTCCGTTCAGATCTACCCACTTGGTTATGCTTCGGCTTATGCCAGAATCTATGACACAAACCTTGATGCCCTGGCCGAAGATGCCTTTGGCCCAAGCAAGCGAAGGAAAAAGCCTTGTGACCCCCCAATCTTCGTTCACGGCACCGCAATCGTAGGCTGGGATAGGGGATTGCATAATCCGAGCTTTGCCCGATACCTCCACTTTCTTAACCAGAGGATCGCTCCGCAACTGCTCGATAGCTTCGTCATTCAGCCTAACGGTGAATATCCGATTATCAAAGCCCATGGTCCACTTACGTTTCCCGCCATAATCCTTGGCCAGGTTGATAGCTGTCCTCATCAGCTCCTTGGGCAAACCGGTAATGGGATCGCCAGGGATATTGAGGTGAACGGTTACCGTTTTTCTGTCGGACGTGGTAGTCGAGATTGGACAAAGTTTAGGATGGATCATTCTGGAACCCCATCTTTTGTATGAGGAACAGTTAATATATCGTCAAAATTCACAGTGCCCCAAGGGTCGTTGTTCCAATAGAGCCTATCTGTAAAGCAATCCTGGGGAGCAGAAAAGGGATAGTCAGGCCCCCACCAGTAACTGTTCGGATCAAAATTCTTGATTCCTGTCAATTTATCAAAAATATAGCTTTCGTATGATTCAGGAAGTGGCAAGGCATCAAACCATTTCTTACTATAAAGGGCAGCTCTTATGTTGAGCCTGGAATAGTCTGTATAAAGACCTCCAACTTGTATGATGTATTCTATCGGGCCCACGGCAACAAAAAATTCTCTATACCAGACACGAGCTGAAGAGAACGCCCTGGTTCTCGCCGATTGTGTTAAATTTAATATTGTTCCATCTTCACCTTGGATAATATCATCACAAAATGGCGTCCCATCCAAAGGGCCACCACTTCGTCCTGTTCCCTGGCAATACACTTCGCCCACGCATGCTCTGAAAACAACTTTGTAGGAGTTCTTCCAGCAAAATCTTATTAAGTCCTCGCCAACCCGGGGGACCCCATCAGCATGACCAATCACAGCAACCGGGACCCCCCCTTGGAGCATGACTATAACTTCATCTCCGCATCGGAAGCTCATCCAAGCTCTCTCGAAAAACCCACCTTCCTTTAAGTCAGTGGCCACGGCCTCAAAAGGCCGGCCATAGTAAAAATGGAAATGGTCCCAGGTGCTCACGACATTAGGGATTAGCCGGGTCGATGGGCCCCAATCGCCTGACGGTGGCAGATCATTCCAATAACCTGCCTTTGGATGATAGAAGAGGGGGATAAACTCGCTCACTCCCCAGGCATCCCCTTCTACCTTGACCATAGACTTCACCTGAATGGGGATCGAGCTCGCCACAAAAAACGAGTCCGTACCGTCCCCACCGTCCCCTATAACCCCCTTCGCAAAGGTGGTTCGGTAAACGTCTCCAAAGTTCGGGTGATCCAGGCGCCAACTCTTCTCCACTAGCTCAAGCAGAGAGAGATCGGTGCCTGGAAATTTGGCGTCTGCCATGGTGCCCTCTTAGGTGCCGGTTGCCAGAGCCAGTTTCATGTCCCAGGTCGCCGCTTGGCCATCCGAGGCAATAGGCAAGGGTGAGGTAAAGGGCCAGATCGACATGAGGCGCTTGTGCGCATCGGCGGTGCCCCCGGTGTTCGAGACGGCGTAAACTGTGGCGGCCAGAGTATCAACGTCAATGGTGAAGGCATCATCGCCGGCCCCGGTAATCTTCTCGGTGGCCTTGTTGTTGCCCACCGTATAGCCAGTGCCGGGGTCCACGATCACAAACCCGGTGATCGCCCCGGCATCTTCCGTGGTGACCACACCTTTGCCTCCTGAGGCGCCTTCTTGGATAATGCTGAACATATCGCCCACGGCGTAACCGGAGCCCGGAGCGTTACCAATCGAACCGGAGGCGATCGCCCCAGCAATAGTGATATTTTCGCCGTCTTGGAACGTCCCGGTCTTGGTCATAATGTCCAGATAGCCGGCTGCATCGCCATCGGCCCAAGCCCCGGAGATCAGACAGACGCCGGTGACGATCCCGGTGGCTCCGGAGGTGGCCCCTCTGATCTTGTCGCCTACCCTGATTTCAATGGCGCCGGCATCGAACGGCAGAACCCAGGAAAAGGCGAACACGCCATAGACGGAGGCTGCTCGCGCCACGTCCACGGCATTGAAGTTCCAGGACAGGACCGCATTGTTGTACTGGCCCTCGGCCCGCCCCAGGGCGTTGGTGATAAGGAACCACTTGGCGGCGGCCACGGCATCTTCCACGAGGTCAATGGTCAGCTCTTTGCGGGCGTAGCTGCCGTCACCGGGCCATTCGGTAAGATTCTCGAAAATGACAGTACCTTCGCCGATAACTGGGTTTTTGTAGAGACCCAGGACCAGGGCTTTGGTTTTTATAATTGCCCGCAAGGCCTCCTTCTCACCTTGGTTCGGTACATAGACGCTTACGTTTGTGGCCATCAGCTTTCTCCTTTAAAGGGTGATTACAGGGTTGCCAAGGGCCGCAAGGCTGGCGGCCACCATCCTTAATTAAACAGTTTATTTTCCTCGAAGATGCGGCGAAGAACCTCATCGGTATCCCAGGAATCTCCGTAGAGAGACATGAGAACCTGGGGGATGCCATTCTGGACCCGGTAAAGCCCGGCCCCCCGAGTTCTTGAGTTGACACGCACCTTTGATTCCGTCAAATGCACAACGTGGCCGGTGTGCGTCCCCACCACAATGCCCTGCTTCGTCATCCAGACCGGAGAGGGCATCTGGGTTAATTTCCGGGAAATTTCGTACCCGCCGCCCACGGACGGCCCGGACATTTGGGCCATAGTCAAGCTTCCGGGTATCGCCCCATCTCCAACCCGTTCCATTTTCATTTTGTCTGGGTCGGTACCGTCCAGGAACCAGGTGCTTGTCAGGGAGTTGGCGAAAAGGCCACCGGTAACCGGAGCCAAGAGCACCAGGTCCTCGATGAAAGGGAGATAATTGGCGTCCCTGAATAATTCATACTGGTTGGGATCGCTGAAAAGGAGTTTGTTGGCCCGGGTCCCCCAGATGCGGCCATGCTCGAAAATGAAATGACTGAACCCCGGGGGAGGACCTGCCTTGAAGGTGGGTAAGGGCTGCAACCTTGGACTTGCCGATGAGATCACGCCAGCAGAAACTACGGCCAAGAATAATTCCCCGCCGTTCGGATGAGTGACCCAGACGATGGCCCCGGGAGGCATATTCAGAAGCTGGATGCCGCCGCTTTCACCTTCCCAGGCGATTTTCGTCAGCGGGCCATTTCCCCCCAGGCGGTCCCCCTCAACATTGGTGTAGGCCACGAAATAGGTCCCTGGGGTCATGTCGCCGTCCACCAGGTTTACCTGGGGGGCTGGGGGCAGAGAGACAC